CAATGGTTGATTGTTCCAAGACGCTGATTGTGCTGTTTATTGCAGCTTCGATAGTTGCTTTATTGGCGCGAATAGCGATAGGAGCATCGGCTATTTTAGTTTATAAGTTAATACATTTAATTTGCTCATTTGTTTGTGGTGTGGAAGATCGTGAAGAAATTCGCGAGTCTCTCGCACAACAGCAATCAGGTGAGACACCGGAAGAAATTACAGATATGCCCATTCTTCCGCGTTTAATTACTAAATATATTATAGATCCCCCACAGAAACTCCTTGGTACGATCTGGACTTCAAAAGAGACAGATCGTATCATGAAGCGCATTTCCTACCTTGGTGATTCCAAGATAGAAAATGGGCTTGATAGGATAATGACGTGGATAAAGAGAGTGTTAAGGCGGACACAAAGTTGGTTTATGAGTACCTTTTTAGGTATTGATGTTCCAGCTGATCTAGATGGTGATGACCATGCTATCAATAAGTGGAATGGTGAGGTCGATGAATTAATCGATTCTTACTATTCTAATGAGTTAGTATGGACTGAAGCAACATGGTCTGTTATACATAATCTTTATTCACGCGGTTTAGCTTTTACCCGTAATCGAGCGTACATACGTTATAAGAATGACGTGTGGAAAGTAGTAAGTAAGTTAGGTAATCTATTAGAAGAATTTAAGAAACATAATAAGGATGGCCAATCGATACGCAATCCCCCGGTGACGATTTATCTCTCTGGTGATACCGGAGTTGGTAAGTCGGCATTAACGTATCCTTTGGCTATACATCTTTTGAAGGAAATATTTGCTGTGGAAAAGAACCCCATTGATCTCAAGGATCATTGGAAAAGTTTAATCTATATGCGCTCAGCAGAACAAGAATATTGGGATGGATATGAGAACCAATTGGTAACGCTTTTTGATGATTTCAATCAACAAGTTGATTCCGGCGCTAATCCTAGCGTGGAATTATTTGAGATTATTAGGGCGTCTAATTGTTTCCCTTATCCGTTACATATGGCTTCTATTGAGCAAAAAGCAACAACAACATTTACTTCAAAGATTATTATAGTTAGTACAAATAATCCCAAACCCAAAACACAGAGTTTGAATTTTCCAACTGCATTGCAGCGGAGATTTGATATATGTGTTAGGGTTTCCCGTAAACCAGATATTAAGTTAGAGAAAGGAGCGAAGTTTACGCCAGATATATATAATTTTGATAGATATGATATGGTTTCTGGTAGTGAGCTTGGTTCACTTAGTTTTAAGGATTTAGTAGATTTAAGTACGATGGAATACTTTTCTAGATCAAAGTTTGTTGACTCCATTGATGAATACATTGAAGGTATTTTGCGTGTTCCTACTCCCGTTCAAACAGGTGTAGATGAAGTAGATAATCCATTTGCTCAACAACAAGGTGGATTTAAATGTTTTCAAATGACAGATATGAAGTCAGAAGCAGACGCACAGATGGAAGGTATTCTATATAATCATGCCAAGAGTTGGTATGAACAGTTAGAAAGTAGAAAATTAGAAATAAGTCAATCGTATTTTTCTAGAATTAAGAATAAAATTTGTTCCTGGTGGAATCCGAGTACTATGGATAGTCTTCGGTCGGCCTCGCGTAAGTTGCGTGAAACCGCTCAAGAGCGTTTATCTTGGTTTAAATCACTTAAGCAGAGATATCCGTTTATTGAGAAAATGAAAACTCCAATGTGCTTGATTCTTGCAGGACTTTCTTTTATAGCCTTGTTTTACGGAATTAAGAAATTATTTAGTAAGGCGAAAGTCAAGACAGAAAAGGAAGTCTTGTCTCCAATAAGAGCTAAGGCGAAAGCTTTAGTGTTGGAGGCTAGGAATGAAGGATATAATCCCCCTCAAATTAAACAGGTTAGAAATGAGGGATACAATCCGGCAGTAGTAAGAACTGTTAAAACAGAAAGTTATAATCCTGCAGTTGTGCGACCCGTGAAAGCCGAATCTATACCTCGTAAGGAGGCAATAGAACAAGGCATACGGGATGTTAATGCAGCAGAGATTATGATGAAGATTTCGCGGACGAATGTTTATAAGATGTATGAGTCGACGCATGGTGCGCCGATTGGTCATATCTTCTTTTTACGAGGAAGAGTGGCTGTAATGCCAAAACATTATATGTACGCTTTAAAGCAGTCGTTAGCGAATGATTCTGAAGCGACTCTGTATTTTGAAGCAATTGCTTTATCGCGTTGTTTCCAAATACGGGTTGCTGACTTTTTGCAAAATATACAGTCTTATGAATCGCCGGATGAAGAAGAAGGACCTGTTTATACTCGCGATCTGATGGCTGTTGCTGTTCCTTCGGCAATAGTTCATACAGATGCGATCCCCTATATAGCAGATAAAAATAATTTTAGTTATGTAGATTATACATCCGTAATGTTACCCGTTTTAGTTAAGAATAATTTATCTAAGTCAGATAAAGCGGTCCTTCTGTTGCGCTATGCAGAAGGAAAATCACAGTTACGTAGAGTTAATGAACTACCAGTTGGAGATTCTGAAACCCCGGTCTTGCGAATTGTTCGTGATGTATGGGAGTACAACATGGATACGCAAGTTTCGGAGTGTGGAGCTCCTCTGATAGTTAGGAATAAGGAAATAGCCCCAGGAAAGGTGTGTGGAATTCACATTGCTGGTATAAATGGAACAGGAGAAGGATTTTCCACTCCGTTCTATAAGGAAGATGCATTGCGTATTTTGAAATCTTTTGATGATAAATACACAATGCAACAAAGTTATAGAGTTCCGTTGAAGGAATATGAAAGTATTCCGCAACAGCAATGTCAGATTCCGGAGGATTCTGAATTCATCCGTTTAGGATGTTTGAATACTCCTATTGCACAACCTTCTAAATCGAAGATCCAACCATCATTGGCCTATGGAAAGATCCGAGAACCGGTAACAAAACCGTGTGCTCTCGGACCTAGGAAGGTTGATGGTGAGGAATTCGATCCCCGTAAATATAGGATAAGTAGATTAGGAAATGTGCCTGAGGCGCTCGATGTAACGTTGATCAATAATTCAAAAGAAGCTTTGATTGACGAGATATCGAGCGTTTTCTCGCGCAGTTTAGATTGTGTAAGTAATAATATTAAGAAAAACTACACTTTTGAGGAGGCTGTTTTGGGCATTGATGGAGAACTTTTTATTAATGCTGTAAAGCGGACCACTTCAGCGGGTTATCCCTTTGTTCAAGAAGGGAAGACCCGTTTTGATTTCTTTGGAAAGGCTGATACGTACGATCTTGACAATGAGAATTGTAAAGAATTACGTGGTAGAGTACAGGAAATCATAGAGTGTGCCAAACAAGGTGTGGTGTTAGATCATTATTTTATGGATACTTTGAAGGACGAACGGAAACCGATAAAGAAAGCGCACAAAACGCGTTTGTTTTCCGCTGGTCCTTTAGATTATCTTATAGCTTGTAAGATGTACTTTAATGGTGTTGTGGCACTTCTTTCCCAATTTAGAAATAAGTGTCACGTATCTGTTGGTACAAACCCCTATTCCCAAGATTGGGGTCAGATTGCTCGCCTGATGGAGGCGAAATCAAAACATGTGATAGCTGGTGACTTTGAGGGCTTTGATGCGTCACAACATCAATTACTCTTAGAGGCTGCTGGTGAAGTCCTAATTGCCTTGTCACAGAGGTTTTTGGGATCCACTGATGAAGACGTCTTAGTAATGAGAGTTTTGTTGGTGAGTTTAATTAATTCACTACATATCTCAGGAAAAGAAGTCTATCAATGGACACATTCGCTTCCATCGGGTCATTATTTGACCGCGATTATAAATTCCATATTTGTAAATTTAAGTTTTGGTTGTATATGGCAGTTAGCTTTTAGTGATATCACGTATGCAGCTGCGCGCACACTCTGGATGGAGTGTGGATTGGTAGCGTACGGTGATGACCATATATTAACCGTTCCCCCCCATAGACTTAATTATTTCAACCAAATGAATATTCCGGGGTTGTTTGAAGCTATCGGTCTTTCATACACCATGGAAGATAAAGATGCTGTGGCAACCCAAAAGAGTAGGAATTTGGAAGAAATATCTTATCTTAAGAGAAAGTTTGCATGGGATAATCAGGCCGGTATCTGGTTGGCTCCTTTGTCATTGGATACCGTGCTTGAGACTCCTATGTGGATGCATAAGTGTCCAGATGCGCGACAACAAACAATCGCGAATCTGGAGTGGGCGCTCAAGGAGTTATCGCTTCATGACGCCCAAGAGTGGGAGATGTGGTCTACTATAATTCGGAAAGTAGGCCAGGAGTTAGGACATTACACAATGTTGACCGAACAAAATTATGCACGTGTAGTGTGTCTTTCTCAAGACTTCGAGATGTGATCTTGCTTTCCTTCGTCAAACCTCCCAAGTAAAAGAAGGATAGTATTGCTATCTCGAGAGCACCGTACCTATTTAGGTTTACTGTTCAGGATCGGTGGTGAGCAGCCCTCACAATATCCAGGACACTTGGGTACGCTTCTTTAGGTTAAGGCGCCTATTTAAGTTAGAAATAGTCTTTCAAATTCAACACAAGAAACTACAGAAGTCGATAGACAAAATACTGCGGAAATTGCTTCAGAAATTACGGCATCTGCTGAGGAAAGATCTCAAACCACTCTTTTCTCGAGCGATGAAGCAATTATTTCGGAACCGCTGCCGTTGGAAGTGCCCCTTAAGGGCCCAGAAATGGATCAACATACTGATGCACGTACTCATTCCATTATTAGTTATTTGCAACGTCCTCAGTTAATTGATACATTTGAATTTGATAGTTCAGTAGGTAGGAATGGTATTTTAGGTAAGGTAGATAAAACTAGTTACATAATACCGGATGTTTTGCTGAATCCAATGTACATTGATAAGCTCGATGGTTTTACATCTTTTCGAGCCACAGCGGTTTTTAAGTTACAGCTTAATGCTCAGCCTTTCCAGTGTGGAAGACTTTGTATGTTTGCTGTGCCGATGCCAACACTTGTGGGACATCGTAATGAGTGGATAATGAAACACATTACTTTAGCCCAGTCTGTGCATAATGTTCAGTTGGATATAGCGAAACAAACAGAAGTAGAGTTAAGAATTCCTTTTGTTTCTCCTTTTAATTCCTATGACTTGATTCATTCCCAGTTTCCATGGTCGGCTTTAACCATCATGGTATATTCCCCACTGAATCAAGTAGAAAATCCCAAGCCAGGTCTGGAATGCCTGTTGTGGGCCCATTTTGAAGATATTCAGCTTGGAGCACCCACTTCTGGTAAATCCGGATTTAAGAAATATGCTGTGCAACAATCCAACACAGTATCTCCACAACCTAAAGCTGGTAGACCGGCTCCAAAGGAAGCACCTCAATCTCTAGTTGAGGCGACAAGGAAAGTGGAAGGTATGGGATTTATTAATAAGATTGGTGGTGCTGCGCAAAATGCTTATAAGACCCTTGGTAGTGCAGCACCTTTCCTTAGACCAGTTACAGACACCTTAAGTGTTTTAAGTAAGATAGGAACAGGTTTGGTTGGTTCTATTTTTAGCGTGTTACCAGGTTTGGGAGGACTCTTTGGATTTTCAAAACCGGTTCTGCATACAAGTGGTAGCACTGTTGTGGTTCGGCCACAACAGTTCTTTACCAATGCGAATGGTAATGATCATTCGCACGTACTGTCTTTGGATGTTCTCAATACAATTGATGAATATCCGGGTTTGGGCGGTACGACTTGTGCGGAAACCTCTCTTGAATTTCTTAAGAAGATTCCCCAATATGTAGCTAGCTTTAAGTATTCCAACCAATCTTGTTACAACGCGACCCTAGCAAAGTGGATGGTCACCCCATCATATGATGTTCCTGCTACTTTTAAGTATCAGACAGGTGACAATCAACTTATGCCAACACAACCCACTATTTTAAAATATATAACCTCTCCTTTTGTATATTGGACAGGTAGTTTAGTTTATACTTTAAGATTTGTGAAGACTGATTATCACTCTGGTAGAGTGGAAATCAGTTTTCACCCGTTTGTTAGCGGAGTAGATAAGAGTAGAATGGATTATGTGTATAGGTTAGTTGTAGATTTAAGAGAGAAGTCTGAAGTGTCCTTTGTAGTTCCTTATATATCTCCCCAGCCATGGAAATTAACAAAACGGAAGGAAATAGGAGCTGTTCAGCCTTATGAATATGATCCTATGAATTGTACCCTATCTTGGGCCGATGTTGGTTCAAACAGTACGGGGTGCATATTGGTGAGGGCTTTAACTCCCTTACTGTGTGCATCCCCTATTGTTTCGAAAGAGATAGAAGTTTTGATTGAAGTCCGGGCTGGTGATGATTTTAAGGTCCAATGTCCTACAAGAACAAACGATTATTTGCCATTTAGTTTTGATGACTCATTAACGTTTGCCACACAACAATCTGGTAGAGTGGTCGCTGTTCCGGGACAGCAGGAGACACGGACGTCTTCTGTGGAGGGATTTATTCCTCCATCGATAACCGGCGAGGATGCTGATATCAATCGTGTTGATACACAGCACCTTTGCGCAGGAGAAGAGTTTTCAGATTATCTTTCTCTAGCAAAAAGATTTTATTCGACGAACAGGTTCCAGCTCTTACATCCGCAGGATGTGCAGCATATCAGTTTTGATGATGTTGTTTCCTTGCCAGAAATGCGAAGAGCGCGTATGTTAGATGACGGTAGCCCTGCAAAGGAAATCTACCGATTGAAAACAAGGGCTCTTGTTTGTCCTCTTACATATATCTCATCCATGTATGCCTTTTATAGAGGTTCATATAGAATTAAGTTATATTCCCCTGACGAAAATGTTTTTGTCAGTGCGCAATTAGGTTATAGAGGAGATATTAATACGTATTCCGGTCCGAAAAACACCGTTAATTATTTCGGGGCGGAAGCGTTTGAGCAGATGAATGTAAAGAGGATTGCTGAGGTCCAGGTCCCCTACTATGCTCCCACTGTTATGACGGCTCATAACAATGTGTATACGGATACTGTTGCGTTTACAACTCCACAGATATTCACACGCATCTCGGGAAATAGTGCTCGCATTAGCGAGAAACCACAAACCATTTTCATGGCTGTGGCGGCTGGGGATGACTTTGGCTTACATTCGTTTATAGGTATACCACCAACTTTTAGAGTTTCATATTATAGACAACGTGCTTCTGCGGATCAAAAAGCTCCTCCGCTATTTGATCCAAAGGTTGTGGACGTTGATCCGATGTTCCCATTAGATATTCCATATAATGATGACACTGGTAAGTGGCATGAGGTGACAGATATTGGTATCCTTCCTGAGGAAATCAGTTTAGTGGACAGAGTGTTCACTTGGTGCGGACAAAATCCGTGCCCGCCACCAAAAACCACGGCCCAGGCGTCGCCCGTAACTTGGTCCTATACCTATAAGTCTGCAGTCTGATGAAGAAGAAGGCCATCAGACACAGAAAATATTTTAACCAATTAGTTTAGTTAGTTTATTAGTTAAATATTCAAAATTTATTTCGATGATTTTATCTCGGAAGGTTCAGCAGTAACATTTTGTTACTGTGGTCACGTACCCCCTTCCGGGGTGCGTCCTTCCGAGTTTTGCATTTTAATAAATATTCTGTTAAATTAGTTTTTCTTTAGCA